TTTATCAAGCAAGAGTTAACCCAGTTGTTAACTTTCCGGGCCAAGGTGTAACTTTATTCGGTGATAAAACTGCTCAAACTAAACCAAGTGCTTTTGACAGAATCAATGTTAGAAGATTATTCTTAGTATTAGAAAAAGCAATTGCTACTGCTGCTAAGTTTCAACTCTTTGAATTCAATGATGAATTTACAAGAGCTCAATTTAGAAGCTTAATTGAACCTTTCCTAAGAGATGTTCAAGGTCGTAGAGGTATCACAGACTTCTCAGTGAAGTGTGATGCAACAAACAATACAGGAAGTGTTATTGATAGAAACGAATTTATTGCAGATATATTTGTAAAACCTGCTCGTTCTATTAACTTCATTACATTAAACTTTATTGCTACTCGCACAGGTGTTGCGTTTAGTGAGGTCGGAGGTTAATCATGGCACAGATAGATGATTTTAAGGCAAACTTATTAGGTGGTGGTGCAAGAAGTAACCAATTTCGTGTAACTATTACACCCCCTGCAGGAATAGCAATAGGACTAGATGTTAGAAGAACTTCATTTTTATGTAAAGCTTCTTCATTACCTGCTGTTGAATTAGGTGTTGTTGCACTCAAATACAGAGGGAGAACTATCAACATTGCTGGAGATAGAGCTGCTGAAGGTACTTGGACAACTACATTCTACAATGATACAGACTTCATGATTAGAACTGCATTAGAGCGTTGGAATAATGGAATCAATAACTTTGCAGATAGTACTGGTACTCAAGCAATGTCAGATTATGCAACAGATTTAACTGTTGAACAATTAGACAGAGATGGTATAACTCTTAAAACTTATATATTTAAGAATGCATGGCCATCAACAATTGCAGCAATTGAATTAACTTCAGCTGATGAAACAGCGATTGAAGAATTTGAATGTACTTGGCAGTATCAACACTTCGAAGCTTCAGGTGTTAATTTCTAAAACAGTCTTTTTTTTCCTTATAAATAAAGGACAATAGGAGATAAAGGAGATTTTATTATGGCAGAACTATTTGGTTTCAAATTTGAGAAAATCAAAGACACTAGTAGTCAAGAAAAATTCACAGCACCAGCTAATGATGACGGCACAGTCGAAATTGCTGGCGGTGGTTTTTTTGGACAAGTACTAAACACAGATGGTAGAGAAAAGAATGAGGTTGACTTAATTCGTAGGTATCGTGAGATATCACAACAACCAGAATGTGATAGTGCGGTAGATGATATAGTCAATGAGGCTATCGTATCCAATGAACGTGACCAAGCTGTAGCTATTGTTCTTGATAGACTAGAATATAACAAATCAATTAAAGATAAAATTCGTAAAGAGTTTGATGTTATATTATCACTTTTAGATTTTGATGTAAAAGGACATGACATATTCAGAAGATGGTATGTTGATGGTAGAATTTTTTATCACAAAGTAATTGATAAGAAAAATCCAAAACAAGGTGTCGTTGAAGTAAGATATATAGACCCTAGAAAAATTAGAAAAGTAAGACAGGTTAATAAAGAGCAAAAACCAGGCACATCTTTAGATATGATAAAAAGTGTTGATGACTTTTACTTATATAACGATAAAGGATTAAATGCTGGACAAATAACTGAAGGTATTAAGATTGCAGATGATTCCATTACATATGTACCATCTGGTTTAATCGACCAAAATAAAGGTCATGTACTTTCTCATTTACACAAAGCAATCAAACCTGTGAATCAATTAAGAATGATTGAAGACTCTGTAGTTATATACAGAATATCAAGAGCTCCTGAAAGAAGAATATTTTATATTGATGTTGGTAATCTTCCAAAGATTAAAGCAGAACAATATTTAAAAGATGTAATGAATCGTTATCGTAACAAATTAGTTTATGATGCATCTACAGGTGAAATTAGAGATGATAGAAATCAGATGTCAATGTTAGAAGACTTCTGGTTACCTCGTAGAGAAGGTGGTCGTGGTACAGAAATTACTACACTACAAGGCGGACAAAACTTAGGTGAGATAGAAGATATAAAATATTTCCAAAATAAATTATATCGTTCATTGAATGTACCTATTTCTAGAATGGAAGCTGAAAGTGGATTTAGTTTAGGTCGTGCTAGTGAAATTACTAGAGATGAATTAAAATTTACTAAGTTTGTACAAAGACTAAGAAAAAGATTTACACCATTATTTACTGATATGTTAAAAGCTCAGTTAATTCTAAAAGGTATTGTTACCTTAGAAGATTGGACTAAAATGAAAGAACACATTCAATATAACTTTTTACAAGATGGTCATTTTGCTGAATTGAAAAAAGCAGAACTGATGCAAGATAGAATAGATGCATTAGGTTCTATTGAATCCTACATTGGAACATTCTATAGTAAAGAATGGGTACAAAAGAATGTACTAAATATGACAGAAGCAGAAATGGAAGAAATGCAAGCACAAATTGCAAAAGAAGCTGGAACTGATGTTGATGATGGTGGTATTGATGTACCAGATGGTACAGATGGTATTACTAGATATCCACAAGATTCTACAGGAGCTCATATAGCTGCTGATGATATGGAAGTGTCTGATGATAGTGATGGTGTAAATAATAAAGGAGATGATAATGGAAACTAAAGATATAATAGATGCTTTATCTGATGGTGATAATCTAGAAGCTGAGAAAGCTTTTAAAGGTTCAATTGCTGCAAAAGTCGGTGATGCATTAGAAACAAAAAGAAAAGAAGTCGCAAATACATTTGTTCAATCAACTAAGGTTGTGGATGATGGCGATAAAGTTTAATAAGTTTTATACACCTTTTTTAGAGAAAGATGAACATAAGAAATCTAAAGAATATAAGAAATTATCCCCAAAGATGAAGTCTGCAGTGGATGATATATTCAAAGTAATGGATGCTAAACCAAATGATTTCCTAAATACTTTTGATAAAACTATAAATACAGTTAGTAAGAAGAATAAGGTTCGTGAAAAAGAACTAATTTCGTACTTTGAAAAAGAAGTACTATCAATTTAATAGGAGTATATAGATGGCATTCACAACAACAACATTAAGAGATACAGTAGTAAATGCTGCTGGAGCTGGTGGAACTGTAACAGTTTTAGTTAATATCTCAAATGATACAACTGCTACCAATGCTATATTAGATGCAAGTGGTTTAAGTGGTCATGCCAATGGTGCAAAATTAAATATCAGTAGAATTTGGTGGGGATTAGTACAAGGTAGTGCTGATGACAACACTGGACATGTTCAACTTATTGAACAAGGCGACTCAGACTTAACATTAATTGACCTTGCTGGAACTGGTCACTATGATGGTTCTGCTGGATTAATTAAATCTAGGGCAGTAAATACAGGAGCTACTTCTGGTGATTTCGAAATGGCTTGTCTTGGTACATCTGGTTTTGTTATAATTGAATTCAAAAAAGATGAGAATTACACAACATAGAGAGAATTATGAATAATAAAGTAAAATTAATATCTGAATCTATTGTACAAGATGTAGAGTATATTACAGAAGAAAAACAAAACGGAAAAAAAGATTACAAGATTAAAGGTATCTTTATGCAGGCTGACATTAAAAATAAAAATGGTCGTGTATATCCAATGGAAATACTTCAGAAAGAAGTAAAAAGATATAATGAGGAATTCATCAACGAGAAGCGTGCATATGGTGAATTAGGACACCCAGAAGGTCCAACAATAAATTTAGAAAGAGCTTCTCACATGATAACTGCACTTTACCCTGACGGCAAAAACTTTATAGGAGAAGCTAAGATACTTGCGACACCTATGGGTGAAATCGTTAAGACTCTTATGGATGAGGGTGCTAAACTTGGTGTTTCTTCAAGAGGAATGGGAAGTTTAGAGGAAAAGAAAGATGGTGCAAGTTATGTGAGAAACGACTTCTATTTGGCTACAGCTGCTGATATCGTTTCAGACCCCTCTGCTCCTAGTGCTTTCGTAGAAGGTATTATGGAAGGTAAAGAGTGGGTATGGAATCATGGAGCACTTGTACAGTCTGAATTAGTAGAAATGAAAGAAAGAATCAATTCTAGAATTCGGAAGAATCGTGCATTAGAAGAATCTTTGGAATTCGCAAAATTCCTTAAATTGTTATAATGTATAA